AAATTCTTTGTATTTAATAATATTAGTAGCTCGTGATCCTTTCTTATATTCAGATACTTTTAGAGAATGTTCTTTTGATTTGAAAGGATATCCTTCCTCTTCAAGCATCCTCTTTATATTAACACCTGAATTTATTATGATAATTCTTTCATCTGTCTTAGCTAGCTTCTCTACAAATTGTCTTATATCTTTATATTCAATTCCTGTGTTTATATATACACGTGGAATCTTGTTTCCAGGTAGGGCTATATCAAGCAAATAGTGTAAGACAGTTGAATCTTTCCCACCACTAAATGAAAGATAGGAATTATTTTCTAAATCTAAGCTTTCATTTACTTGTCTAATTTTTTCCACTCTATCAAAGAGCAATAAGTCAAAGTCCATAACACCTACAAACTATCTAGTTGTAGGCTTACCTCTCGCTCCCAAAGGTCAATTTACATCACTATTCGTTACTATTTCAAACTATTTCATTCCTATTCGGATGATGCATGTATTGCGCCGCAACTCTTCGGTAATTATATAAACTATGCACGCTTTTAAAACCTAGTTTTACTAGGATTAGTTATTTCCTCCTTTTGCTTTTGATAGAATTTTTCTTGATATGAAGAAAGTTATTTTCTCTTTTTCATACTTAACATTAATTTCATAATTAGATACAATAAAAGTTTTATTTCTATTGCATCTTTTTTGAAGTTCGATTTCGACTTGTGGAATGACTTTGTTTACTAATGAAATCGCAGTAGAAATAGAAATAATACACTTATTCTCAATTGTGATTTCTTTAAGCATCTTCATCACCACCTATAAAATCGAAAATATTATTCACTTGATACTGATTATCGACAGACTCTAAGAAGCTGCATCCAGTTTCAAAGTAACTCTTTTTGAGTTCTATGCCTATGCCTTTTCTGCCATCTAATATGGCTTGATAAGGAGTTGACATTACTCCTGCAAACGGATCCAATACTATCTCTCCTGGATTGCTATGCCAAATGATGAGATGATGGATAGTGTCAAGTTGTAAAGGGGTCATGTGCTTTTCATCCTTATCCTCTTTTGCAATTTTAGCATTCAAAACTCGAGTCCGTATTATTGTTGGTGTATCTTCTCCTACACCCCAGCAGGGAGAGGCAAGTTTCGTCCACATTTCAAAATTGGCTTTGGTTGCTTCATGAGTTACATGTTCCCATTCCTCCTCACGCTCTACCTTACGCATTTGGATAATATAATCAGGCATTCCTGTTCTTGTAATCTCTGCATAGTTTTTATAAGAGTTAAAAAGAATGGAAGCTGCTTTTGTTCTATTTGCTTCAATTTTAGGGTCTGAAAAAACAGTTAAATCATTGTGATATATCCATCCATGTTTTTGAAATGCAGCTATAAGCATTCCTCTAAAATCAATTAAACCCATAGCACCATCACGACCTTTGAATGTAGGCAACTGCTTACAATGAAGGTCTATGATTCTTCCAGGTTTAGTTACTCTATAAAGCTCAGGTATTAAGAAATCCATTTGCTTGAAAAATTGCTCTAAATCTTTTACATTACTAAAATCTCTTGGATCATCTGAATAGGTATAGAGATTAGCAAATGGAACTGACGTGATTATTAAGTCGATAGAATCATTTGGAAATTGTCTTAATACTTCTACACAATCACCATGATAGGCTACATAGTTTTTACCTTGTTTTTGCAAATTATCCCTCCTTACATCCAAACTGGCAGTTTTATTTCTTCAGCTTGGATTTCTACTTTTTCCTTTTTATGTTGCATTAGCTCTATTTGAATATCTTTAATTGATTGATGCATTTGATTTTTGATTTCTGCCTGTCTAGCTGCCTTTGTTCTAAGTGTATCTAAGATTTGCTTTTCTGTTGTGCCTATGACAATATCAATAGTAACTTCATGTTCTTGCCCAAAACGATGGATACGTTTTAACGCTTGATAATAATCTTCATACGAGTAAGAAAGTCCACAAAAGATAGCACGATGGCAACGCTGGAAATTCATACCAAATCCAAATATAGAAGGTTTGGAAATTAATACTCGAATCTTGCCAGCTTTGAAATCAGCATTTGCTTGTTCTTTATACACTGAAGAATGACTACCTCTTACTTCCATTGCTTCAGGTATAAACTCTTTTAAAAGGTCCGCCTCATAATTTGTTTCACACCAAATAATAAATTGTTCATTCGTGGATGCAACTATCTCTGCACATTTTTTCGCCCTTGAAGGTGCAGTTAATCTTTTTTCCTTATGATAACCTGTTGCAGATAATTCGATATCCCTGAACAATCCTAAAGACAAATCATCAACATTTAATAAATCGACTTCTATTAAATTGACATTTTCATACAATTCAGGCAATTTATAATCATCATCAGAAAATCCGATATCTGAAGGTTTTTCCATCATCACAGCCCAACTCGCAACCCATCTCCAAAAGGCATCTGTCGCATGACCTTTTAGTCGCCACTGCCCTGTTTTAAAATCATTGATAAAGAAGTTTGCTAGAGCTTTGGAGGTTTCCATTATTCCTAGAAAATCTGCTTGATTTAAAAGTTCCATAAACTCATTAGGAGATGGAGTGGCACTACAGCATAACTTGTAGGGAGTGTCCTTAAATATCTCCTTTAATAGATTTCTTGTTTTTCCTGTGAAGTCTTTTAAAATGGATGACTCATCTAGGATGCATCCTCCTAAATCCAAGCCTCTAAAATGTTCTATCATTTCATAATTAGTTACATTAATTCCTGGAATAATATCCTTTGCAGTTCGGCAAATATTAACGCTATATCTAAATTTTATAGCTTCCTCATTTGCTGTCTGAGTTGCAACACCTAAAGGTGCAGCAATCAATACTGGCTTATGAGTAAAATCACATATTTTGCTAGCCCATTCAAGTTGCATAAGAGTTTTACCTAGTCCACACCCTGCACCTATTAGGTATCTTCCTTTCAAAAGTGCAGTAGAAACAATTAATTCCTGATAATCAAATAAACTTTTATTTAATTTCTCGGATGAGATAGCAATTCCTTCAGGTAAATCATCCATTAGTTTTGTTGTCAAAAAATCATTATAGTTCATCTTCTTCATCCTCTGCGTTGAATATATCTTCTAGCAAAAAATCATGTTTTTTAAGATACTTCTTTTCAATATGATTTTTAGTTAAATACTCGAAATAGTCCTTGCTTTTTTTGAAAGATTTCACATTATCAACTGTATGATGTGAATAAGGAGCATAGATGATTGATTCAAGAGTAGATAGTAAATCTCCATCGATTGTTCTTTCTGCTCCGCCAATGCAAATATCCAAAGTCGTATTAGGCATGGCTGGATAATATAGCTGTGTTTTCATATCCAGCCATTTCACATACATATAATGTGTAATATTAGTTATCTTTCCTGCTGCCACATTAACTACAAAAATAGAATTTGGATAATTGATTTTGTAGGCTTTGGTAAACCCATCATTTGTTGCTAAAGTAACAAATCGCTTATGCTCAGGTTGATGTATCACATAGCATTCACCATATTTATTCACATTAAAACCAATACAGTTTTTAGGCAATAAAATGGGCTTTGGAATTGAGTAATTATTCTTTTCTATCCTTTCTTTAATAACTTTTGCAAAGGCTTCAAAGGATATCTTTTTTTCAGTAATTGATTCTAAAAAATGATCGCATTTTAATATTTCTATATCCTCAGATATATCTGTGATCCTGATTATTAATTCTTTCACTAAAACATCACCTCTGTTTTTGTATTCATAATTCTAAAAATCTCATCGACAGTGTTGTTACATCCAAGCAAATACTTTAATTTTTTATACTTCTTTGATAGTTTAAGATTGCTTTCAAGAATGGGTAATTTCGCATTTTTAATTATCTTCTTTAATTCCTTTAAATCAAACTCACAATAACTACAACAATACCCATCTTGCCAATCTTCTATAAAGGCAATGTATGTATCTTTTTTACTTGTTGAACATAATTCAAAATACTTAGCTATTTCGGCAAAGGGGATAAATTCCTTTTTCACCTTTACTATAATTATGGAATACTGACAACAGCTATCTAAATATCCATAATTAACGTTTAAATCGTTTTTTGTAAGTCCTTGTTCTTCTAAGAAATCGACAAATTGAGATTCAATATACTCACTCATACTTACACCATACTCGGCTTCAGCAAAATCGTCATCACCTTCCTCATAAAAAGCACGTCTTTCAATTTCGCAATCCACAAAGCAGGATAATACTAACTTCGTAATCTCTTCTAAATCTAATCCAAAATCCTCTAACCAATAATTTTCACAAAAAGTAAATATTTCTCTTGAATATTCATTTTCAATCATCATTGCATATTCTCTCGATTTGTTTGATAAAGGAAGGAGATTATGCTTGGAAAAGAAAACAATATCATCTATAACTGTATCCTCATACCCTTGAGAATTAACAAGCTGATTGACTTCACTTTTTTTATATATGTATTTCTTTAAATCTGCCAATGTCGGTTACTCCTTCATATTTATTTTCTTCATGAGTTATAAAAGGAAATATATGCTCTAAAATAGAACTTGCTACCTTATTGTTGGTAATAAGGTATTGAACTTGTCCTTTAGCTATCTTTTCCTCACAGGAAGCAAGTCCAGGATTCTTATCCGTTAACAATTCATAAACCTCACTCCTGATTGGTCCATACTTGATATTCTGTTTCTTGTATGATACATATACATTTGCCTCAAATTCACTATTGGCACCATCAATATACACTGCATCCGAATAGTTTAAATAAGTTGTTTCAATTAACTTTCGAGTTGCATCGTTATCGACGCAGCCAATGAAAAATGGAATATAGCCTGGTCTTTGATTTATAAGAAATGCTAATTCATCTTTGGTGATGTATTTAGAATAAAATTCACAATCAATGTCATAAAATGAATTGATTTTTCTAGCTAATACTCTTGATTTTTTTAATCGGATATCCTGACTTTGGTATGGCTGTCTCTTACAGTTTTTATCCTCGACGATATCACCATCTACTAAAAGCAGCTTATGGTTGCTTCCAATAAGCAGCTTAGGGAGGTCTCTTGCAACAGAGCCTCCTATACCACCTACTCCTATGATAATAAATAAATACTCCATAAGGTTACCTTCTAGCCTTTTTTATGCTGTTCAAATATTGGAAGTAAGACATTATCATCCTTTAAATGCTCAAAGGATACTTTGCCACTGAACTCGTAATACTGATGCTGTAACATCTTAGTCCTTATTTCTTCGGCAGTGTATTCTTGCCCATTTTCAAACATCAAATCTGTATCAATATTTTTTCCAGCATAATGCAAAACAAATGGATATTTATACTTAGGATTTTTCTTTGCTTCTTCTTCAGCTTTTTTGGCTTCAGTCTTTTTCTTTCCAGCAATAACAATTTGATCCGTATATTTACTTCTAATAGCATTAATTGCTTCATTTGTAGTTGCTTGTTTAATTAAAGTAATATCAGCCTTGATAGCATCCTTATCTACATCCTCTATATACTTAATGATATCCTCTAAAAGATTTGCTTCAGATTCCCGAAAGCCCTCAAATCGCTTCTTTTCTTTAGCTATTTTTTCAGCTTCGGATTTGGCTTTTTTAGCAGCTGCTTCCTGCTGTTTTTTCTGCTCTTCTAATTCTTCTTTAGATAGGATTTCTTCTCCAAACAAATTCTCAAGTGGCATAATTAATTCCCTCCCTTTTTGGTAAGTGGTAAGAACATTGCAATTTCATTTTCTGCAAGTTCCATAAATAATGGATGTTTTGAGTCTTTGTAAAATACTTTCTTGACATCCAAATCAACAATTAATTTCGTATGCTTCGCAAATAGATTAAATTCAAAATCAATTGCATTAACATCAAATTCATTTCGATATAGATTAGTTGATATTGTTAATTTTTTATCTTTGCAAGAAAAGAAAACCTCGCCTTTTAACTCTAAAATATCATCCTTTATTTCCTCTAGGGAAGAGATTGCAAGTGCAATAGGTTTTGATAAGGCATTGACATCAAGCGATAACTCCTCTCCCTTATTTTCTAGGATTCTATTGACATCAGGATAATTTCCATCAAGCAAAACGGAATACCTCGCCATGAATTTGCACCGAGATGGATAACCAAGAATGAAGAACCGGACAATGATTCCATCATGTCTTTTTATCAACTGTAATACTTTGACATTTGTAGTTACCTGATCCATAGACATACATTTTGAATGAATCTGTTGCAACTATACCTTTTTCACCAATGTTTACACCTTGAAGGATAGCTTTTGATTTTGCGTTGTCAGCAGCAAAACCAATTGCCTTTCCAATAATCTCAGATGAATACGGATAGGTCTTGCAACTTTCAAAATTAAATGAATTCACAATATCACGCTCAGGAGTTATCTTTTTTCCTGTATAAGTTCCATTTGCGGATTTGACTACAAAGGATGATGAAACAGTAATTGTGAGTTTGTTAAGCCCCTTGATTAATAACTTCATCATTTTAAGCGTTTTGTTATCAATGATGCATTCCTTTTCAATAACACCCTCTATATTGACTTGGGATAAACCATTATAGCCCTCCCAAGCAGTTACAAGCGTATGATCGCCTGCTGGCTCAAACTTGATATATTTCATATCAGGAATAAGGTTTAAATCTTTTTCTAATAGTTCCATACTAGCCTCCTAATTTGCAATAGGTCTTACTTTTTTAAGCAAATCTCGAATAGATGCAATGGCATCCTTATCAGTTGCTACCTTCAATAATTCCTGAAGATTAGTTTTAACAATGATTGCTTCTTGCTGATTTAGTTTTCTTGTTTGTATGACTTCATCATAAAAACATATTTTTTCACATAAGCTGCTATTTTCTCTAGCAGTTAGATTTTCACTTCTGAATGTTTTCTTCATAATGCCTCCGTTTGTTTAATTTCTAAATTTATGCAGTTTCACATATAAATAGCATCCTGATACATAATCACTTGTCTTAACCTCACAAGTATTGAATTCGTATCCAGGATATAATTTCTTGAAAAGCTGCATAGGATCCAATCGACCTTCAGCTATCTTTCTAGCTTGAGCTCTTGAGATTTTATAATCTGATACAGTCACTTTAGGTTTAACTAGATTCTTTGAGCAAATATACATATGCCTTTTCTTTGATGCTGCCTCTTGCTTCTCTTCTAGTTCCTCTTTCGTGATATACCTTGCTAGTCCCTCATAGCCGTTGATATCTTCCTGTAGTCTTCTTGTTTGCTTTCTCGCCCCTCCTCTCCATAAGCTCTCTAACACATCCCTATCCCTAAAATTAGTGACAAGGTGATGATGCCATCTTCCTTTCTTTGATTGTTCGATACTGTGAAAATATTTCAACTCATCATAGTTATGCTTCTGTGCATAATATTTCAATCGTCTTATGAATTTCTGCCCTTCTTTCAAAGCAGCATCATAGGTTGGAGGCATCGACTTATCCGAATACGTTAGAGTAGCCCACATGTCCTTATCTGTGAAATTCGCATTGATTAAACGAATTGCGGCAGATTGTCTATTTCTATGATTTAGTTTCCTTTGACCTGATGTAGATAGATTAGCCTTGGCTTTCCTAATCTCAGAGCAGGTATCCCATATTGGATAAGATTGCACCTCCAAAATATCACCTGACTTAATCGTCTTTGTCCGATACCTGATGATATTCCTATCCCTTAGGTATGCCGCATCTATGACTCCATTCTCATCATATACCAGTTCTAAATCATCACTATTGATGCTGTGTCCCCTCATTTTAAATACTCCTAATATCTTGAATTTAAAAAGATAAATAATAAATTATTTAAGTAATAATACATTGTTGTTTTCTTACTACTTATCACTAGGACGAATATGCCAAACTTTCGGCATATTTTTTTGAGCATTTTTATTGACTTTTTACCTGTTTTTTGGTAAAATAAAAATGTCTAGTAAAGGAGTCAGTGTTTGGCGATGCGGCTCCCTTTTTTATTGCCTTAAATATTCGTCTTGTCATAAAATCCTAGTCCTCTTTTTTAGAGGCTTTTTCTTTTAGCCTTTTGATCCTGCTATCAATGTTATTTAGCATATCTCTAAATAAATCCGTTTGATTTTTATATCCCAGCAGATGCAAATTTTCTTTTGTTAAAATTCTATTTTTCTGCTCGATAGTGATTTGGATATGTATGTTTGTATAGCCTACTGGTGTGGATGCTTTTCCATTTTCTTTTTTAGGAAAAGTAATCTCATCCTTTTGATATAGTTCCGTCATATTGCACGATAAAGCCTCACATAATACAGTTGCAACCATTGGAGTTGGTAAACATACATAATTAGAGAATTTGGATATCATAGACTCATCAACTCTAGAATCAACTGTTCTTGTAGCAATAGCCAATTCCTTTTGAGTCATTTTCTTTTCTAATAATATTTGTTTGTAATTTGGCATTTCTTTCCTCCTCTTTCTTAGACCTTAATATCTCTTTTGCTTTACTAAGATAGCCCCCTCCAGTCAAGATGTCTAATAAACTGTTAAATGTTAAAGACTCTTGTGAAATAGGGATTTCCTCGACCTCAATAGTTGTTCGTAGATTATCCACATTGTATTCCTGCCGTTTCATTAGACAGCAGTATTATACTTCTTACGTCATCGTAAAAAGGATCATTGATTTGGTCTAAAATTACATCTGCAGCTTTTCTTGGTAATAATGTGCTAATTTTCTCGCCTGTGTTAAATGTTAAAATTACCTTTGTATTTAACTTAGATTCTAGCTTGCCATGTTCCTTTGTTTTTTTCATTTTCTTTAACCTCCATTATTTAGCGATGTGATTGTATTGTATTTCAACATAGTTTACTTTTATTCAACTTTTTCGGTAAAAAAATAAGGCTTCAAATTATCTTGAATTCCTAATAGGTGCCCAGCTAAATACATTTCTTCTTGATCCCATGTCCCTAGATTGTTAATTTTCTTTGATATAGTTTGAATAGACAAGTTCATTGCAGATGCAAACTTAGTTAAAGACCCATATACCTCTGTAATTTTTCCTTTCAATGCTGAATAATCAAAAATTTTCTTTGGCATGTTATGACTACCTCCTCTTCTTTGGTATTCGGCTACCAAGATACGCCTCGATAGTTCGATTTTATGAGTAATTTGGGAGATTGTATTATTTTAATCGAACTTATCTCATACTGTGAATTTGGTCTATACAGACGGCGTATTTCGACTCCTGCCAAAGAGTCATCATCAGTTGGCTTTATTTATTTTGTTTAAATTGTTGGTATTCTTTTAACCACGCTTTTTTTAGACTTTCCATCGCTTCTAAAACAGAACTCGATTTTTCAAAAATACTTTTCACAAACATCTTTTTTTCGTTGCACCATAGAAAAAACAATATGTCACTAGTATTGTCTTGATTAAGGCATGTAGCAATGGCATACATCATTAAATTCACATAACTTATTCCTATTTTCATTTTATCTCCTCTTTATTGATTAAAAGAACATAATTCTTTCTCCAATTAGCTCTATACCTTGCTCATTGGATTCCATTCTGCCTTTAATCACAATGGGACTTCCTTTCTTGAGGTTGCTATCTTCAATCAAGAACGTTGTATAATCCCGAAATGTTACATTGAATACATCTGCCTCACCATTTCCATTATCAACTGAAAAAGGACGAATGACTTTTAGTTTAATAACACACTTTTTCTTGCCATCCTCAAATTCTTCGATTTTAGGTTTCTCTAGGGTCCTTCCCATTAACATAAAATAATTATACATCTTGCCATTCCTCCTTTATCCTATGCCAGCTCCTCCATGAGTAAATTGGGAGATAATATATAGTGTAGAGTTGCTGACATAGGAAGCATTAGGACTATTAGATAGTCCGACGGCTCACGCCGTTTCGTCGCAATTTTCAGCGACTCATCAGGGACTTTATTTAGATATTTCCTTCATTAAATTTTCATATTCTTTTGAGAGTAATTCACATTCTTTGCTACGCTTTTTCCAAAACTCTACTGCAGGCTTATCGCCTTCTTTTGCACATAGTTTGATTTTGTCAAGTGCTATATCCAATTGCTTAGCAATGTCTCTTCCTCTATTTGATATAAACTCGAGTATTTCTTCTCTTGTCACTTCCTATTCCTCCACATATCCTTCTAGTTCTGATGTATCCATACCATCAATTATAGTGCCTAAAGCCTCACTAACATTATCTAGCCATTCTTGTCTTTCTTCTTGGTATGGTGTTAAATCATCCTTACCTTCATAAGGCTCAATGCTGTAAGACTCATTCTCTACATCATCCTTTAAGGCCTCTAGATCACTCTTAAGGTCTTCTAGTTTCTCTAAGGTTGTTCTTGGGTTCTTCTTTATAATTGTTCTTGTTAAATCTGCCATAATGTCCTCCTATTTATTATTTAGCGATGCGATTTTATTTTCATTCAACAAAGTTTACTTTTGCTCAACTCAATATTAAAATAACACTTATCGTATAGAATGTCAATAGACAAATTAAACTTTTTTTCAACTTTTTTAAATTTATGTTGAATATTTTTAAATTTTAGTTTAAAATAATTATGGTGATGGATATGGAGCAATTTAAAGATAGATTAAAATTTGCGATGAATTATAATAAAATAAACCAAGTCGAATTAGCAGAAAAGACTAATTGCAGTAAAAGTTTAATTTCAAAATATTTGAAAGGTGAAACAAAAGCAAAGCAAGATAGATTATATATGCTTTCTTCTGTTCTAGGTGTTAACCCTGTTTGGCTTATGGGATATGATGTTCCTATGATAGAAAGTAAAAATAAAAGTCTTAAAGATCAACTAAAATCAAAGATTGAAACACTTAACGATAATCAAGTGGAGAAATTATTAGTAATTATAAAAACAATGTTCGAGTAAGGGAGGCTTATATTGTGCAAGAATTATCAAAAAGGAATAAAGGAAAAATTATACGAGAATGGCAAAATGATTATGTGGTAATCGATTGCGAAACCACAGGACTCTACCCTGGATATGATGAAATCATTGAATTCGCAGCAGCAAAAATTAGAAATTGTGAAATAGTTGACACATACTCTACCTTAATAAAACCAAAAATTAAAATTGATAGCTTTATAGAGGAATTGACTGGGATTACTAACGAAATGGTATTAAATGCACCAACTATAAAAGAAAAAATAAACGAAATTATGTCTTTTATAGGCGACGATATTATTGTTGGGCATTTCGTTCATTTTGATATAAACTTTCTTTATGATGAAATATTGAATAATTTATCCTTATCTTTTGATAATGACAGGATGGATACTTGTTTTTTAGCTAGAAAAATATATCCAAAATTTAGGAATCATAAATTATCTACATTAGCAGAAAGTTTGAATCTTCAATATAAACCTTCCCATCGTTCAATGCCAGATGTACTTGCAACGTATTCTTTGTATGAACATTTGAAACAAGTTAGTTTAGAAAAAAACATCAGTATTAAAAAACATAAAATTTCTGCCTCTGACATTACTCTTTCTACTACAAGTTTTATAGATGAAGATAATATGTTTTATGATAAAAATATATGTTTTACTGGAACATTAAATATACCTAGAAAAGAAGCTATGCAGATTGTTACTAATATTGGAGGACATCCTATTGATAGTGTCAACAAAAACTGTGATTTTTTAGTTATGGGAATACAAGATTATAGAAAAATTAAAGATGGTTGTAAAAGCAGTAAACATTTAAAAGCAGAGCAACTAATAAAAAAAGGGTATGATATTAAAATATTAACTGAGGATGCATTTATGGATGCAATTAAAAACTGACAAATAAAAAAGCTAACAGTTCGCACCTGTTAGCTTCACATGAAATATACAACCACATCGCTAAATAATGGAGGTTTTTTCACACCTCTATTATAGCAAAAATTTATAAACAATGCAAACATAATGGAGGTTTTTATGAAAGAAATAAATAACGTAGTAGCTTATTGTAGGTATTCATCCGAAAATCAAAGAGATGGATATTCAATAGAGGCACAAAAAAAGGCAATAAGTGATTATTGCAATCGAATGAATTATACTTTACTTAGATTTTATGTCGATGAGGCAAAAACAGGTATGAATGATAATAGAGAGGAATTCCAAGCTATGATTGCAGATTCTTCTTCTAAAGAATTTAGTGCGGTTATTGTTCATAAATTGGATCGATTTTCTAGGGATAGGTATAATTCTGTTTTTTATAGAAAAAAATTGAAAGATAATGGCGTGAAGTTAATTTCTGTTTTAGAAAATATAGATGATGATAATCCTGAAGATTTGATTCTTCTTTCTGTGTTAGAAGGTATGGCAGATTATTATTCAAAGAATTTAAGCCGTGAAGTTAAAAAAGGAATGAATGCAGCTGCGAGCAAGGGATTATCTACAGGTGGAATTCCTCCATTTGGATATAAAATAAATCAAGAAACAAAAAAGCTAGAAATTATACCAGAGAGAGCTGAGATTGTAAAAACTATGTTTAATATGTATGCTAAGGGGTATAATTTAGTTGATATAGAATTAGAACTAAATAGTTTAGGGTATAAAACCATTCATGGCAATTTATGGGATAAAAAACAAATAAGAAAAATTTTACAAAAGGAAGCATATACAGGAGTTAAGGTATATAATCGTTATGCTTATAAAAGTGCTTCTAGCAGTGTAAAATCGCCCTTAATTCGAGTTGAAGATGCATTCCCTAGAATTATATCAAATGATGTTTGGAATGCCGTGCAAAATAGATTTTTAAAAGATAAACGAACTACTAATCCAAGAAAAAATATAGTGGATTATTTATTTACAGGTCTTCTACAATGTAAAAATTGTGGTGGAAATTTAACTGGATGCTCCAGCTTCAAAAATCAAAATGGAAAGCGTATATATCATCATTATTATGTTTGTAGTGGAAAGCAAAAAACAAAAATTGGCAAATGTTCAACTCCTCGATTTCCAAAAGACTTACTAGAAGATCATATCATAACAACTATAACTGATTTCATTTTTACTGATGAGAGTATAGGGCTGTGGGCTGATGCTATCTTACAATCTTACAACACGAGTGGAGAGATTAAGGATATAGATACTTTAAAACTACAATTATCTAAAGTAAAAAAACAAGAGGAAAGACTGCTTGATTTGTATCTTAGCGGTGATATTGAAAAAGATAAATACAATACTAAAATCTATGAGTTGAAATTGCAAGCATCTAAATTAGAAACAGATATTTTATACACCTCTTCTTCTCATAGTTTCACTAAAGAGGAACTATGCCTTGCTATACGACTTATGATGGAGGACTTAAAATCTGATGCAAATATAAAAACAAAAAAAGGTATCATCAAAACCTTTGTAAAAAAAATATCAATCGACAATAAGTCGATTGATATTGAACTAACGCTCCCAAATTTAGAGGGTGCGTATAAGGGTCTAAATGGCGGAGCAGATGGGATTCGAACCCATGCACCAGTTACCCGGTCTACTTCCTTAGCAGGGAAGCCTCTTGAGCCTCTTGAGTACTACTCCAACTACCAAGCGCTTTTTCATTATAACGTAAAATATAGCGCTTGTCAATTATTTTTTAGTCTCTATGCTGCAGCTATAACCTGTTCTTCTATTTCTTTTAAAAGT